CCTCCTATGTTATCTCTAATATACTTAGTGTTGCATCAATCTTAGCCGCAACTGAACAATCTATTTTTAAAACGTCAGTAGCTTGCATTACATACTTACCACCCGATAATAATTCCAAACTCGAACCAGCTGGAATGCTCACGTCCTTTGCTAATAATACTGTTTCGTTTGTTTCTGTGTCTGATGTATCTGAAACTAATTGAACATCAGCAGTTACGCCAGTTGTGTGAATATTACAAAGTGTTAATCCAATAACGATAGTTTGTGTCGAACTTGGACAAGTGTATAGGGTCAGAGGCGTTCCCGCACTAGCTGGCATAGCCCCGTTTGTTTTTAATTTAAAATTGTTTGCCAATGTTTCCCCCTTATCCTAAAGCAATACTAAGAGCCGCCGCCTGTGGGTCTGTTTCTGAAATAGTCCCTGTTACTGATGCCGTACTCGTTATTGCATTTGTTGAAATATTAATACTAAATAATTCTATGTTATCTGTTCCGTCATTAATTTTAATTTTTAAAAAACCTGATGTTCCTGTATCTACCCAAATTGTTCCAGCAGTCACAGAGCCGGGTGCAGAACTACCGCTATGAGAAGAATTTAAAGCTGATAAGATATTATTTAACTCAGTCCTAAAAGCAGAAAAACCCTGATTCGCCAAACTTGTATCACTCACTTGTGCCATAATAAATCTATATCCTTTCTTGTTTAACTTTGCAACCCGAAACCTTTAGCAATATAATCAAAAGTTCTATCTACAGCCGCACCGCTAGAATTTACAAAAGCAATACTGAAACCATTAACCGATTTTGAACTAATTGTAAACGTATCTCCACTAGCCATATTTTGAGCCGCTATACCTAGTGCTGGCACTTCAAAAAATGGATTTGTAAATGTAATTGTTTTTGAGCCTGATGATGTTGCTAAATTACTTTCTGCAAAAGTTCTTTCTTCAATATTTAATTTAATAGCAATAGATTTTACATTACTAGAGGTTTGGTCATCATCATTAGTAAGTTTCAATCTAAATTTAGCAAACTTAAATTTAAAAGTTGCGGATTGAGTTATATCTCCAAAAGATGTGCAATCTGCTAGTGAGGTAGTTGATGTTGCTATTTGAACTCTGTGGAAAGCGTGTAATTGCTCAGTCCCGTCGAAGGGCGCACGGGCGCTGTCAAAAAATAATGCACCACGACCCGAATCAAACAAATCATAAGGGTTTTCTGCATCAAGAGTAATACTTGGTACTACATCGCCATCATATATTTGTGATAATGATAATGAATTAGAAAAATTGTAAAATCCTTTTGCGTCTCTGTTTTTATTGTTAAAATTTGGATTTGAGGTTGAATCTGTTCCACCTAACTCAAAATCTCCCGTTGGGCTGTCAAAATTTCCAACAGTATCATCAAAATTAGTAACTGTATCAAGTGTTATAACAGTGTCCCCAGATGGGTCTATTTTTACAGCTAGTGGTAAAGTTCCGTCCATTTGATCTAAACCAGTAAATATATTTGGTGTTTCTGTAAAATTAGCTACTGTTTTATATGCTTGTATGCCTGATATATTAGTAGCGATGATCGTTTCCGTTGCAGAACTATTAGAATTTTTATCTACTGCTTTTATAAGATAGCTACCCACTCTGGCTGGAACGATTGCAGAGTCGCATTTTCTTCTTGGACATCTAACTAAATTTGTTGAGTTAATCCATTTAGCACCAGTAAGCACATCTTGAAATCTAATGTCATAATAAGAAATATCTAAATCGCTGTTTTTACTAGGTGGAGTCCAAGTTAATTTCATTTGGTGTTGTCCATGCATTTCAACAGCAAAGTCTTCCACATTTGAGGGAACATCAACGCCTCCCACAATCTTTCGAGTTGCTGACACAAATGTCGATTTAGCATTGATAGTATTGACAGCCCTAACTCGAATCTGGTAGGTCGCCTCATCTATTACATTAAGGTGTTGATAGCTTAGTATTTTACCAGTTGCTATTTCTCTAAACGAATCACTCACAGCGTTTCCGTCAGGGTCTAAAGTTTGTTTGATTTGTACCTCATAATTTTCAACAAATTTGTCAGGCGAAACTCCCACTGTTATCAATAATCTTGTTATTACGATACCATCTGCATATTCAATTAGTTCGTCATCTAAAGTAACACTAGCTGGTGGTTGAACACTAAAAGGATTT